CCATGATTATGGCCCACACTGGCACAACGAAAAATCCCAAGATGGCTGCGGTGCCTAGGCCATGTTTAAAACTGTGACCAACTCCGCGCAGATCCAAGTATGTGCCTTTGTGTTTGACTTCTTCATCGCTTTGATTAACAAAGTCCACATACCAGTGCTTTATTTGTAACAATACCAAAATAACAATCACTGTTTCCATTACCATCCTGCCTTGGTTAGTATTTCTCGAGCATATTCTTGATCAGCTGGATAGTCTGCAAATTTCTTGTTCCATGTATCTACATTGATATATGGCCAAATCATAGCCAACTGCTCCTGGTTGGCCTCACTCAAAAACTTTTGTCCTGACTCTGAATTATAAATCACCCAAGCGCTCAGTCTGCCTGTGGTAATAGCATAACACACAGCATTGGCGTTGCCGTAGCGCACACAGTCCTGACTGGGACTACCATTCTTTTCGGCCCAGTCAATGGCATATTCCATGGCTCTGGACAAGGCATCATCCACTGCTTCTATGGTCAAATACCAAGTCAGATACTCTGTGTAGAGTTGATCAGATGCCCAACGGTCAATTTTCTTTTGATGCTTCAACAGCCAGTTCATAAACTGGCCAGGATTGATCGTTTTGGCTCCAACACAGTAACGCCCAAACTTTACAAAGGCCAGATAATAACTGCTTTCACAAAAGTCTTCATAGGTCTTTAACTTTGCTGATCCTTGAGCCTGCTCATAGAATTTGATGTAGGCTTGAAATCCCAGACGCACACCCGGATCGTCTTTGTTTAGTCTACGGCGTTTGGGCTCACACATGTGAACCTCAATGCTGCTTTCCTTGGCAAATGTTTTTTTACAGTATTCACAAACAAATGTCATTTTTCTCGACCATGCAGTTTGATGTAGTTGTCAAGATCTTTTTTTGTAGTAACAGCAGCCAACACATCAATTTCATCTTCCTTGTAGTGCGGGAAAAGTTCTGCCAGTTGTTTCTTCAAACTGCCTGCTCCTGCTTCTTTCTTTTTAGGAGCAATCCATTGATGTCTTTGAGCGCCCATGTCTGGACTCACTGTGGTAGCCAACAACCATTGCAGTTTGGGATGTTTGTTGATGTCAAAGAAATGTTTGTTCAGTCGCTGGTTGGCGGAAATCACATAGAACTCTTGCAGTTCTCTGCTGCCCTGCACACTTGAACCCCAACGGATCATCAAATAGTTTGAAAACTTTTTCTTTTCTTCATCAGTCAAGTCGTCATAGAATGACCTGACCTTGTGGTCAAACATCCGCATTTCGTTGGCAATGTTTAGTTTATCGCTCATTCTTTTTAAGATTATACATTACAAACAGTTGATCCAGCAACTGTTTCATGCCCGGATCTGTTTCGCACATTTTGACCACTTCGTTGAGCTCGGTCAACATACGCTGATTGGGGCCTTTTTTGTAGGGATCGTAGTCAGCACCCGACTCATACCCGACCACACGCCGTGTGCTGGGATCAGCACCAAACTCTCTGGCATAGATAATGCCTTCACTACGTTCGTAGATGTAGGTTGCGCCCGGAGTAAGTGTGCCCATTAGTGATTGCGCTGCCCGCCAAACACACAGTTGAATACCATGTTCATGTCCCCGGTGTTGATTACTCTATGAAATGCACCGTCAGGAATCAACACAATGTCACCTTCTTTGACATCAAACGGTTCGGAATCTTCTTCGCCCACAATCATTTGCCCCCAGCCCTGCACAAAGAAATACACTTCTTCTTGCCCGGGATGCCTGTGTCCGCGAGTTTGCTGGTTGCGATACAGCTTGGTCGAACTCAACACCAAATTTTTTAGAGTCTTGTTGTCTTTGAGCACGTAGGTGTCATTGCTTTTGACAACATCGCCACCTATGTCATATTCGTTGACTTTGTTCATGTTACCATGCCTTGTCGTAATTAACAATTTCGCAGTTGCGACTGATGTCTTTGACAAAATACACACACTGCGGTTTGTGTCCTTCGGTGATTGGCACACACAATATCTGCCCATTTTTAAGCTTGGGTGCATACCAAGTGACTTCTTGATACACATCCACAATTTCAATTTCAGGAAAACTGGGTCTAAAACTACTCAGCGGATTGAATTCAAATATTTTAAAACCACGATCATTGATCGACGTCAATGGCAACATTTCCAAGTCGCCAAGATCAGGTTCACCAATCAGCACTTGCCAGTCCATGGGCATGCGAATTCTTTGTTGACCAATACGAAGAACCAATGCAGGCGCTGTAAAGCTTTCTAAAAAAATCAGCGGGATGTAATGATAGTCCGGGTCTGCTGGTGTAGAATTATCCAGGATGGCAAACCGCATGTCATCCACTTCTTCAGGTAGATGGTCCAGTTCAAATGTTTGATTGTCTAGGGTTAAAATGCGAATTTTCTTCTCCAAGATAAATAAAAGTGCAGATCGCGTAGCGTCAACTACCATCTGCTCTAACAGTTATCAAGGAACTATCAGCCATGTATTTACAAAACAAGTATACTAAATGTTATTATAGTATTATTGACCGGGCAATGTCAAGAGATTTGTCAAAAGAAATCTATACCGAACGCCACCACATTATTCCCCGAAGTCTAGGAGGATCAAATAACTCAACTAACTTGGTCAAACTTACAGCAAAAGAACACCGGCTTGTTCACATATTATTGCCACGCATGACCATCAACCCTGCACATACAAAAAGTATGTGGTATGCCTTGTGGATGATGTTAAGAACAAGAAACAAAGATCAAAATAGAAAAATTTCCAAAGGTAGTATGTTTGAATTTGCTAAAATTGAGGTAGCTAAAAATTCATCTCAACTTCATAAAGGCAAAACAGTGTCTAACGAAACCAGAGAAAAACTATCTAAATCCTGCCAAGGTAGACCTTCTGCATTCAAAGGTAAAACACATTCTGCTGAGTCAAAACAAAAATTATCAACCGCACATAAAGGTAAAACTATTGCCCCAGAGACTGTTGCAAAAATTCTAGAGTCACGCAAGCATTATCGGCATTCTGAGGAGACCAAGCGTAAAATCAGCCAAAGTCAAATGAGCAAAACCGTAATAGTCTCTGAGGAGACCAAGAAAAAAATTTCTGAATCTAAAAAAGGAAAAAGTGCAGTTTGGCTAAAAGGAAAGCCGGCACATAATCAAGGAATACCTCATACTAATGAAACAATAGAAAAAATGCGTGTGCCAAAACCTAAATTTACATGCTCTCATTGCGGAATCGTGGTTGGTGGTCAATCAAATTATAATCGCTGGCACGGTAATAATTGTAAGAAGATCATTTGATGGTCATCCATTCAAGTTTTTCTTGCGTGAACGGGTAGTTGGCTTCTTTGTAGTAGGCTTTGCGTTTGGTAAGGTGTCGCTTGGCAAACTTGCAGGTTGAGGTGACGTCCCAGATCTGCACATGGTCTTTGTCTTGGGCTTTGCGGATTCCTCGACCAATTGATTGTATGACTCTAACAAACGACTTGCCTGGTTCAACCAGCACAAGGTTAAATATACGGGGTATGTTAATACCCACTGCGGCAACACCATAGGTTGCGACAATGATTTTGTCTGAGGATTCTGCGACTTCTGCATAGTGTTCTTTTCTTTCGGTTCCTTTGGTTGCGCCTGACACAAATACCGCACGTTCGCCCAAGCGTTCCACCAAGGCCTGGCCGGCTGCTACCCTGTCTACCAGCACCAAGGTATTGCCTGTTTCATTGACCTGTCGAATCAGCGAAGCAATGGTGTCCAATCTGCCGGACTCTTCTAACAGGTATTTGAGTTCGCTTTGATAGTTTGCGTATTCCACATGGTCTTGCAGTTGCACAATGTTGACATGGCATTGCGCCAACACACCCTGTTGCTGTAATTCGTTGGCTGATAGTTTGCCCACCACAGGCCCAAGGCTGACCAACAGAGCTTGGCTTTCGAATTTCTCTTTGGGAATGGTTCCTGTAAGTCCCCAACGCAACGGAATCTTGGCCATTACTCCTGTGAGTAGTGTTTTAAGTGCATCGGCCTTGGCCATGTGCACTTCGTCCACCATAATACACACAACATTTTCAATAAAATCACCGATGGTAAAATCAGCCACCCCGGACTTGGTATTCTTCAGCAACACATTTAGACTTTGCCAGGTGCAGATGGTATGTGTGCGTCCAAATTCTTTGCGATCACCGTAGAACACTCCCACATCAAGTCCTAAATTAATATAGTCTGCTTCGGTTTGTTCCACTAGGCTCTTGTTGGGCACAATGACAATTGATCTGCCATAAGTTTCTACGGCTGCGCTAAGTGTGGCAGTCATGATAGTTTTGCCGGCACCAGTTGCTACTTCTTGAATGCACTGAGGATTTTGCAAAAAGTTGTTGACAATCTCAACTTGATAATCTCTCAACATCACTGGCTCACCTGCTGCTGGATGTCCTTTGGGCCATGTTTGATGTGCCCAACGATTTTCTTTCACGGCATTAAAGTTAAACGCAACAGAATAATCACGCTGATCATCTAGTTCAATGTCGTAGTTCAACTGTTCCAATGCAGGAACAATTTCGGGCAGTAAGTTTGTATAAGTGCTGCCGCCTAGCTGAAAGAAGCTGACCTTGCCATCCCATCTACCCAGTCTTACCGCAGGCAAATATCGTGCATAAGGAATGTCATATTTGAATTTGTTGACTAGTGCTCGACGAGCATCAAGGTCTAACCCATCAATTTTGATATTGACTTCATCTTTTATAATTATAGTTGCTTGCTTCATTGAACAAGTATATATTCACTGTGTCATTAAGTCAAAAAAACAGGCTCCAAAGAGCCTGTTAAAAGAACCGCTGGTGCGATTCAGGAGCTAACTGCTGTAACTACATCGAATCCCTGTTCACCGTAGCTGTTGGCTTCGTCGGGGTGATCCACACAAAACAAAAACAAATCACCGTCCCAAATTTCGTACATACTGTTCTCCTTAGTCAGCTGCTTTCATGCAAGTGGTTTCTGCCAGACGACGCCAGTTCAGCGGGCTGAGTTTGCGCAGGTCCGCAATCTTCAGTGCCATACGTAGGCTCATTTCACGCAGACGATTCTGTTTTTCTGCCATGAACGTGATGATGTCGTCTTGCACACAGGGATCAAAGTCATAGTCCTGGAACAGCACACCGTCCTTGGCAATCTGTTTGATGCGCAGGATCTTGTCGCGCATGGTGTCCAAGGTCAGGTCCAAGTAGTGACAACGGCTTTGCAGTGCATCCAAGTGGTCCCGCAGTTTTTGCGACTTCATCTTGTCGAACTTCAAATTGGTGATAAAGATCACCGAGCCTTTGAATTCAAAGCTGTCGGGAATGCCTTCACTGCGCAGGATACGGCTGTCAGCAAGCCAGGAAATCTTGCGCTTCTTGCCAGAGTCCAGCGCACCCTTGAGCAAGTTCAGTGCCACATCATCCAGAAGAATTGAGTCGCAGTCGTCAAACACCACCACACAGTTGGGGTCGCTATACTTGTAGAGAGTTTGATACAGGCCGATGGGGGTGGCACTGCCTTTGACAACTTCGGCACGCAGTCGCTTGCCTGCAATCTTGTCAAACATGCAAGCCTTATCGATCTCTTGCTCAACACCAAACGATTTGCCAACACCGGGGGGCCCCGACACAATCATGGCACGGATGTCACCAGCAACACAGGCCTTGCTCATTTCCTGTAGGATGTCAAAACGCTCACGGATACGGTCCATGGCTTGCTCATCAGTTTCTTGCACTGCTGCTGCTTTGTCGATGCGAATTACGTTTTCTTGCATGCCAGTAGTATACACGAAATCAGAAATATCTTCAACACGGATTCGAATCGTATCCGGGCACTTAGGGAAGATGCCATTGTTTTTGACAGTGACATAGCTGCCACGGGCACCAGTTTGGAAGCCTGACACCATTTCAAAAACAGTGTCGATGACAGGGATGCCGCGATAGTTACCGTTGAGGATGCGAATTGCACTCATTTTAGCTCCTGTTTTGTGCGTTAAAATGTTATTATAGCAGTTTGGGAATTATTGGTCAACCAATCACTGCAACACGGAATCCAGCCAGCGAACCATTGTCTGCAGGAATCTGCACACGGGATTCAAATTTGACGCCGCGCTGAACGGGGATCAGCAGGGTCAGCCAAGTGTTCATGAAGCCGGGCTTGGCAGTGGGACCAACTCGGATGTTTTCAATCACAGCGTCGCGAGTGCCCGCGGCACTGGTGTAACGGATTTGGGTGCCAATTGCAAGTTCCATTGTGGACTCCTTTTTGCTGAACATGTGTGTATTATAGCAAATTGGAAAATTTTGGTCAAGTCAAAAAATAACCCTGCTCTGAGCAGGGTTATTTGTAAGTTTTCAGTAAAAGTAATACGAATTTATTAAGGCTGGGGAGCATCATACGGAGGCACCGAATGCACTACTGTAACAATCGTGGACTGATTAATCGGCAGTGCGCCCGGTCCGGTAACATGATAATTGTCGTTGATATTATATAAAGTATTATCAATATTACCATCAAACAATGGAGCTACAGGAATATCTAATAGCGCATAGGAATCTGCAGATTTTCCCCCAGGATTCCAGTTAGATAATGCAGCTTGCAAAGAAAGATTTCCATCTGTACATGAAATTACCGTGGTAGTATTTGTAAATTGATCATTGAGAGGAGTAACATTTGAAAACTGAGGAACATCAACATCAAATGTTATTTCTTGATATGGTTCAGTATTATCTTGAACGTTTACTGGTATAATATTTGTGGTAGTTTGAGCTAATAGTCCTGAAAAAACTTCTAGACCGTTATTTGTCACATTTACATTGGTTGATATATCATTGTCACTGGACACTTGAAATCGTAGTTTAACTTGTTTTATAGGCATATTATATCTCCAATGCTATTTATACAAAATTTATATCCAATGCTGTTGGATCACAGGATCTAGCACATCTGCAGGGTTTGGCTGTCCATGAAATACCAGCACACTGGCTCCGTCGAGTCTGGTGCCAGAATCGGGTGCTCTGTATTTTCGATATCGAAAGTCCCATCCCCCGTCCAAGCACTCCCATTTCCAACTGCGTATCAACTGCTCATTGAGAAAATGTCTACGATCTTGAACAATTACATCACTTAAAAAATCCTGATCTCCGGGATAGCGACGTTGCAACAAAACAAACTCTTGCTGCCTAAATGTTTCCCAAACATATTCAAATTTTCTAGTATCCCACCACATTATCGAACTGTTGATTCCAGTATGGCTAGGACGCCATAATCGCTTGAAATCTCTGGGGGCCCAGAAATATTCCAAACTTTGATGAGTGATCCAATCAATGTTGTCTGTGATCACAGTGTCAAGATCAAAATACAGCATGGGTCCTTGATGATGCTTGTGGTTGAACAATTGCAGTTTATACCACCAGGCTTTTTTAGGACCCGAAACTTTTAGATCTTTTAGTTCATGTTTGATCATGTGTTCGGGAACTTTGCGATCTGCTTCGGTATACACATGCAATCTTATACCCTGACTCAAATGTCGGCTCAACATGTTGTAGAGTCTATCAACATATTCCCAGCCGTAGACAGTTCCATGTATGAGGCAAGCACAATCAACAGGGCCACTGGGAGGGAGTCCCGCTGATTCTGCTAGTGCTCTAATCCTATCCTTTTTACCCATGTTCCTTGCTCAATTTCTTCCACTGTGTATTCTGTATGACAAATTTCAGCCAACCATTGATGCCGATCTGTGATGCCAAATGCCAGACTTGACTGATCAACTATCACAGGAACTCCGGCAATCACTGCCTGTATTCCTGGGCCTGAATTATAATTTATCACTGCATCAAAGTCCCAGTGCAGATCAAAGCTGTCGTAGGTGTTGACCAGTTTTTTAGGCTGTTCCCAAATCACATGTTTAGGGAATCGACTTTGATCCAGTGCACATCGTGGATGCGGTCTTACCACTATTTGTCGACCGTCAGCAACTTCCTGTATGCGTTGTAGATACCAAGCGGTCTGATCAATGCCATCCAGCTGTAGGCTTTGTGTGTGCTGACCCGCTATCAATATGCGTCCATGGTTGAGAGAATTCTTTGATAATTTGATGCCCAATTTTTGTGGACGGTCAAAATCTAGATTGGTTTTATGTCCGTAATGGCCCAGTGCATTGATGTTGTTTAATGCTATTTTCCATGTTGTTCCGCGCAGCAATGCACCAATGTCAATGCACACAACTGGGCGTCCAGTGCGACGATACAGCTCATAAATTTCTTTGTTGGGCTGCATGCGACCCGACCAAAGCACACTCCATATCACTGCTATGTCAGCGTCACGATTGTTGGGCACTGTTTGGAATCCGTGCTTGTGTAGAGCAGCAAGCACCGCGGTCATAACTGGCCCCGAATTTCGAGCACACTGCAAAGGAAAATAGGTCACTGTTTTGGTCACTAAATATCTCACATGAAATACACAGTAATTACCACATTTCATCAGGCTGGCCTCGAACAATACGGTCAGCGCATGATCGACACTTTTGAACAACATTGGCCTGCGGAGGTAGATCTTATTGTGCTGGCAGAAAACTGCACACCACGGACCTCAAGATCAAACACAAAGGTCATTGACTTATTGGCGGCCAGCTCAGATCTACGTGCGTTTGTTGAACGTCACAAGAACAATCCACTGGCACACGGCAAGGCAGGGCCGCCCGATGTGTTCAATCCCAAAAAGCAATTTCGCTGGGATGCTGTTCGCTTTTGCTACAAGGTATTTGCCAAGGCTCAGGCAGCAGACATGATCAATTCAGGATGGATGATTTGGATTGATGCAGACAGTGTCACGCACACACCGGTATCTTTGCCATTTTTACAATCTGTGTGCCCCGGCGGGTCGATGGTCAGTTATCTAGGACGCGGCGAAAAATATCATTCAGAATGTGGTTGGGTGGCCTACAATTTAGATAAATCTGAATGCCGTCAGTTTATTCGCGATTTTGTAAACATGTATAACAGTGATGCAATTTTCAAAGAGCGTGAATGGCACGACAGTTATATCTTTGATGTGTTAAGAAAACAAATTCAACAGCGATGTCATTTTCATAATCTCAATCCCAGTTGGGAAGACAAAGGTCTTGCAGGGCATCCCTTTATCAATAGTGAGCTGGGCAAGCACATGGATCATGTCAAAGGCGATCGCAAACTACAGGGACATTCCAAACCCAAAGAAGTTGTGTTACATCAAGACCATCCCTACTGGCAAAAAGTATTAAACAGCAGGGGTCGAAAATGAAGGCAGTGATCTATCATGCTGATGGTCCCATGGCAAAAAACTTTCCCCCAGATACATATCGTAAACTGTTTGAGGGATTCAAGCAAAATGTCTCTTTGTTTGGCCTCTCAACAATACATCTAACACTGGACGGTCATCCTGGATGGGGAGACGAAAATTATTACTTTCCCAACTTAGACCCAGTGAACGTTGTTTACAATAGAGAAATCTGTTTTGTTGAATTTTTAAAAACTGCACCTGATGATGTATATTGGTTCACCGAACCTGACAGTAGAATTGCAGAAATGTGGCCGCCACTGGCAGGAGATCTTGCCTTGCTTCGACGACAAGATTTAGTTGCAATAAATCCTGCCTGGAGATTGGCTCGACCTAGTGCATTGCCCATTTTTGAAATGGTTCTGCAACATTTTGACCTAGATAGAAAATCATGGCACGGCGATAGTGTTGCCTTTCGGCAGTTATGGTTGGATTTTGGACAACCCAATATAGGTCATCTCGAACACAGTGGCGTAAAAATCGAACTAAGAAACTACAATGACTATTGTAAAATGAGTGCCAGATATACACGGCAATGGAAAGCCGGCAAGAAACTTAGATTATTAAGCGAAGGACAATAAAATGAAATCAATGAAAGATATGTTTGAAGAAATTTACCGGACCGGTGCCTGGGTGACCAAACATCAAAATCCAGTGTCACTGAGTGGTCCAGAAAGTTTTCCCGAGCGTGCAGAATTATATCTCAACTTCTTGAAAAAGTTTATCAAGGACAATCAAATAAAATCTATTGTGGACTACGGCTGTGGCGACAACGGCCTTTATCGGGAATTTGATTGGGGATCCACCAAATACACAGGCATAGACATCAGCCCCACTGCAATTTCTATTGCACAAAAAAACAACCCCAACAATACTTACATTTGCGATGAAACCTTGAATCTTCCCGACGCCGACATGCTGATTTGCAAAGATGTGTTGGGCCATTGGAGTGGACATAGAAGCACAGAAGAAATGGGAGATCAACTATCTCGTATAACAGATTGGTTGAACAAAAATTACGACAAGTTTTCTTACATCATTATAACTGATGCACACGAAGGCATGATCGAACAGTATTTCCCCCCGCATGCAGTGTTTGAAACTCAATTCATTGAGTTTCGAAAGAAGCGTAAAAAAATGTATATCAAGCGTCCAGCTCAAGGAAATTAATATGTATCAAACACACGGCTGGTGGTTCCCGGACCAAGACACACATTTTGCAGAAATGCTAGACAAGAATATCAAAAAGGGCGGCGGGCCTGTTTATCAAGAGCCTGTGAGAAAAGCCAGTATGAGCTTGTGCACTCACAAAGGACTGGCACTAGACATTGGTGCCAACGTAGGCTTATGGAGTAGAGACTTGTGTGAAAACTTTGATCGTGTGATTGCGTTTGAACCTGTTGCAGATTTTAGAGAGTGCCTGTTGAAGAATGTCACTGCTGCCAACTTTGAAGTTCGCGGTTGTGCCTTGGGAGAGCAAGACACACAAATCAACATGATCATCACTGCTGAAAATACCGGACACAGTCACGTTGATACTGCCAGCATTGGCACAGGATCAATTCCTATGTATAGACTAGACAGTCTAAATTTGCCCAAGATTGACTACATCAAAATTGACTGCGAGGGATATGAAAACACAATCCTGCGTGGTGCCCAGGAAACAATCTTAAAATACCGGCCTATCATGGTTGTGGAGCACAAAAAGCACAAGGATGTGGGACATACAGATATCGCACAAGCTCTAGACACACTGGTTAGCTG